TTAACTATTGCTAACTTCATATAAATATTTACTAAATACCCATACTACTCTACCCTCTATAATAAGTTTAGCTGAATTACTTTTTGTGTCTATATCTTCCACAGTATAAATGCTATCATTCTTAACATATGAATTACTACCACTTAGAACTTGGTCTTTTGTAGGGTTTCCATTTACATCGCATTCTACAAATGGTCCTGTTGGTAACCAGTGATAAGATTTTACTTTTTCAGCTTTATATGAATTATAAGAACAACCTGTTAGTTGACAACAACCGAACAAATTACTTGACAATGGACTTTTTAGAATATCTACTTTAAATACTCCATTAAATCTTACTTTACTGCCTTTGTAAAGTATTTGATCTGCACCTTGAGGCTGTGGATTATTTACTGGCACTTTATCTGTTGTTCTCCAATTACCTCCCATGCCATTCAATATATTGGTATTATCAACGAAATAACAATCATCTAGATCATATTCATTATTAAAACCATATATAGGATATGTTCTGCCATTATAAACAAAACTAGATTTCTTCCTCCAAGTCGTATCTGATGACTGCGATACCTCAATATGACAATGAACACCTGTTCCAACACCTTTGGTTCCCATATTACCTAATTGACTTCCTTGAGGAACAACTTGCCCTACTTTTACGTCTAAACTATTATCATGTGCTGTCATATATGTAGCGTAATCTATTCTCCCATTTGCAAATCTAACTTTATTTACAGATTGCCACATTGCTTGTCCTGATGATGGATATGTTTTTAAACATTTAGAAGTACAAGGTGCATAGTAAGGATATTTAATTCCAGATTGCAATCCTCTTACGTCATTTGCCATTATTCCTTTGTGTGAAAAATTACTATTTGAACCTTGCGTTATATACATATCTGTGAATGGGCATAGAAAATCTTCTATACCCCCACGAATAGACTTTTGCCCTTTAATCATAACTACTCATCTCCCTCTACAATTCCAATAATTTCTGATTCTTCCGTTCTTTTATCTGTAGTTGCCATATTTACTCAACCTCCTTTTTTTTATTAAAAAAGTATGTCATTACTGCTCCGTATGAAGTACTAAATAGCATTAATACCTCTTTGTTAACTTCAAACGGTACAAATAATAACACAACCATTGCTAATGTCATTATTACTGTTACAAAACTCTTTAAATCATCCCATGCTTTTTTCATAAATCATTTACCTCTTTTCTAAATTATTTTTTATTTCTTCCACAATAAATTGTGTGTGCTCAGTTTTTTTATCATGCGTAAGCATTATTTCTTTCTGTTCATCCATTGATTGTTGAACAAGATTCATACTTTGCTGTAATAGTGTTAAACTTTTTTCTGTATTTTTTCCTGAAACAGATATTTCCCCGAGACATTTCTCATTTTGTTTCAGTGTCATTTTAATGTCTTTTTTATTTGTAAACCAGTCGTAGATAAATAAGCCAACAATTACAAAACCAATACCATAATTAAAAACAAGTTGTACTATATTTTCCATGTTTACCTCCTAACTCAAATCACTATTCTGACTTTCATCTGATTGTGTATTATCTGTAGTTGCAACATCATTTGCAGTTGATTGTAATTCGTTTAACTTATTATCTATATAACTATTGATATAATTTTTTATTGATAGTTTAAAATCTTTATAATATTTAGCATTGATTTTTGGTAATAAATCACTATCAGTAAATATGTTGGTTACTCCGCTGTAAGATAAAGGCATATCTACAATTCCTAAGTCTATTTCATATGGATTTTCTAGTGCGTAATATACTTCTACAGGATGTGTTGATAGCCAATTGGTTAGCCCATTACTTGAAATTTCTTCAAGTCTTGATTGTGATATCTTTATTTGCAATAGATTGTTATTTGAGCCACCAGTGGAAATATTTTCTGAATTACTTGTCCAACCATTAGACATATAAATAAATTTATCAGAAATCATTGTTGAACTTGATTTGATAGCAGTTCCTATATTAAATTGTGCAACAAATTTATCATCATTAATCACTCTTGAATAGCTAATTGGTTGAGTTCCATTTAAAACAGTCTTACTAATAATCTTGTTTAGTATTAAATGATGTTTTCCATCTTCTTTATAAACTACCTTTGATGTATCTTTATAAGTATCATTTAATTTGCCTATAAATTCCCCTTCTGGAAGGTTGGCTGTTATGACACTTTCAAGATAATTTTCTTCTGTTTCATCTTTTCCATTATTGCTAGTCATACTCAAACTATCTGTTATTGTTTTAATTTCTTGCGTATAATCTGGCGAAGGACTTGCTTGTCCTCCTGTATATGGTTCATATTCTGTAGCCGTTGAGCCTTTTTCAAGTTGGAATTTAACTATAACATTGTTTAGCGTTATACCACTTTCAATATTTATTTGAGGTCTTACATTGTCAAAAGAACCTGTAGCACTAAAAGTCTTGTCAGAAGTAACGTCCCAAAAAAACAGTTCTGCAGAACCATGATATAAAGCATATGATATATTGTTATAAGTATTTGCACTAAACGTATAACTCCCGTCTAAAGATAATGATATAAAATCCTTAGAAGATGGAACTAAGTACGTTTTCGCAGTAGTAGTTCCATTTAAAGTAACAGTTCCGTCATTATTATTTGTGCAAGTAATACCATTAACAGTCTTTGATTGAATTTTATTAGGTAATAAATTTTTACCAGTAGTAGTTTCTTGTTCACAAACACCCTCAACTTCTAATTCTTTTAATTCATTTAAAGAACTATCCTCCACATGAATATATGTATCGCTTGCCTCTCCAACCTCAAGTACATTATTCTTTAACCTATCTAAATTATTTTTAATTTCATAGGTACATTTAGCACTTGGATATTGTGTATCCGTTGAATTTTCATTTACAAAATTAACTTTATTATCGGCTGTTTCTAAATTCTTACCAGCAATTACATTTTCAAGGGTTCCTTTTCCGATAAAACTGTTTGGACTATATTGTTTATATGTATCATAATCTAATATATTTAACTTTGGTCGGCCTTCCGAATCAACTATAAAAGAAAATGCACCAGTTCCTTTTATAACACCACCAACGGATGATGTGGCATAATCAGTATTTTTAACATAATCTTTTAGGGTGTCTTTTAAGTCAGTTTCATTAACCAATCCACTTATTAAACTGTCTAACGGTACATCTATAACACTACCATTTTGCAATGTAAATGTTAGTTTCTCATTATCATTGTCATATGTAACATTGATTATCATTGATTCAATTGGTAAATCAACACTGCCTGTCGATAGTACATTATCGTCTTTATCTTTCAATTTTAAAGTCATTATATATGTCTTACTATCTATTGTTAAATCCAATTTATTACCAGTTTCAGTTATTAGCGAATAATTTTTAAAGTTACCATTAATATTGTCTATTTTCTTTACTAAATCACTATCATCATATTGATATGTGTTATTTATTTCAAGCGTGTCATTTTCTTGTTTTAAATCAATATTTGTTCCAGCAACGATATTCAATGTATTAAATCCATTAATTGTTGCGTCTTTTCCATTAAAAACACCGGAATTGGCTTTATTTTCCAATTTTTGAATTTCTTCATTTGCCATTTCTTCTACTTTCAGTCCTTGCTCTTTTGCGTAGTCGCCTTGCTTTTCTGCCTCTAAGCCTTTTTTATCAACAACTTGTCCAATTTGTTTAACTGACTCAAGTTCTTCTCTAACTTCATTTAAACCATCGTTCAATGCTTGTTCATATTGTTCGTACTGTGTCGGAGTTATTTTTTCAGAACCAGTTATATTTGGATCATATGTACCATTATTTATGAATATTTTCGCCGGAGAAGGACTATACCTCAATATTTCCTGACCATCACTTATATAAAAAGCATATATACCACAATACACGTATCCACTCTTTTTCAAAACCTCAACTGGAATATCACAGGTATTATTGGCATGAACTATAACTTCATATGCTTTTTTATCAATAAAAAAAACAGCTTTTTTTGTTAGTTGTTTATATTCTTCAGAAAATTCAAAAATACATTTATTAATATTATATTCGCCTTTATTAAGTATAGTTTTTTCTTTTATATCACAAAAATTTTTATTTACACTGATTATCATAACACTTATCTCACTTTCATGAATATAACTTCCAACAAAGCTTTTCTCTCACTTGATGACGAAACATTATTATTAACAGTAATTGTAACACCATTATCGTTATATACAACACTATTAAATGCTCCTCCTAAGTTATCATATAAACCATATATTTGATTTTTTAAGACAATATTATTATTTTCATATAGGTAACGAACCCACGACAAAACAACACAATTTTCTTTTGTAAATCCAGTTGGATAATTAATTTCATGTTGTTCCCATGCTGTCTCAGATATTAATTGAGATCTAACCACTTTAGTTGGATTATTAACACTATTTATAAATCCTTGCATACTATTCCTCCTCTATCAAATTTAAATTAGCTAATTGATATAATAATAAAATTGAAATTGAATTGTTCGGCTTAAATGCAGCTGATATTTTATAACCATTAGCATATGAATTTACAGTCGCATTTCCCATTTTTATTTGATTTTCTACATCCAATAACACAAAAATAAAAGTATTTTCATTTATATTTTCATCAGATACGTCATATTCATAATAATTTGTATCACTATTAAATATCCAATTTTGTGACAATAAAATTTGATTTTTGGTTTTTAAAGAACTATCAACTATCTCCATTATCTGGTTAGTTAGATGTCCTGCAGCGTCAGAGTCTAGTTGATTTTTTATTTGATTAAACCAAGTTGTAAAAGAAGCTTCTGTTGCTGCTATATACTCATTATATTTAGTATATAATTGATCATATATTTCTTCTGTGTTTAATGTTTCTACAGTAGAAGCCACCACACCACATACAGACTCTTCAAATCTCGTATCTGTAATACTAGACTGCGTTATAGATGTTACACCAGCACCTACATATATTTCAGCTAATTTAATATCATAAATGGTTGAGGATCTAACTAAAGCTGGAGCCGAAGGATTATCAGAGAAAGTTCCTTTGATTATTTGTGCTGATATTAACCTATTAGTTAAATCTAATCGAACAACAACATTATCAATTCTTTTTAATGTTCCGTCAGCAATTTCTATCGTTTTAATCAGATTACCAGTATTAGTATAACGATATCCTTCAATATTAGCGTCTCCTTCTTGTATTGTGATAGTCATATCATTATTAGCTATGACTTTTAACTCATTGTTGAAAATACCATTTGTAAAGTATTTTTTTAAGTGACGAGCGAAGTCTTCTGCGTAGTAGACTCTGTCGTCATTTATGTCGTTAAAAAAACTAAACTTTTCCATAATGTCCTTCCTTTCTTTTAATCTTCATTTTCGAATGTTTCTGCAATAGGTGTACCATAAACTGGTGTTACGTTATGCTTTCCTTTTTCAATAACTTCTTCAACTTCTGTAATTCTTTGTTTTTGTGCTATTTCCCAGGTTTCTTTTTTGATATTAACAATATCTCCTAAGTCCCAGTATTTTCTATAATGCGTAGCGTGTACAGTAGCCTCGAAGTTCTCGGTAGGATCTGTTATTTTTTCTTGTCCTAAATTATCTAATATAGCGTTATATTCAATAGTAGATAAATCTTTATTACTTTGACTTTTTGCGTCTACAAAAGCCTCTCTAATATCAAAGTCGTGTGTATCTGTTGTAACCTTTGTTACAGTTCTTAATATTCTAGCTGAGTCTTCGCCAACTCCACCAACTAAAACATCAGTAATCATATTTTTACGACTATATGTATATTCTGCTGCGTCTAAGTTTGATTTATCTTCGCTAAATTCATATCTAGTATTAACTTTCTGTTCTTCTGTACGGTCTTTACCGACATAATTAACATATTTATACTTTCTATTTTTTAAATCTAAGACAATTTTAGCTCCGATATTTGAAGCTCTTGATAGTTTTTCGTGATAATCATATACGTTTTTATATGTACATTGAAAATCTACTTTATCGCTAGTAATATCACTGTCTGTAATTTCTAATAAAGAAAAAGCTCTCATTGTAGTTAAGAGCTTTCTAAATGCACCTATATAGTTACCACTATAATTTATACGTGTCCTTATTATTCTTCTTTTTAATAACGATAAACCAAAACTACCATATACAGTTATAGTAACTTTGTCTCCGTCGTCCTTAAACTTCCAAGACTCTATAATTCCGAACTCGTCATTTTCTGTTAAATCACTTCTAACTATGATATTATCATAATTTAAAAGTTTAAAATTGTTTTTAGTAAGGTTTAAACTAAGTTCGAACTCACCAGCTTCAAAATATTTACGACGCCAGCGTAGAGAACTATAACTGTCTATAACACCAAGCGGCTTTAAATCACGATCATATACATTTAATGATATAGCTTCCATAATTACACCGCCTCATATTCTGGTAAAAACTCTATTGTAGTCTCTAAATTGTCCTCTCCAGAGTCTGCACCACTTCTAAATGTATTAGTTCCGCTAGGTACTTGTAAATACTTACTACCATACATTATTAGATAGTTTATGTTTTCTTCCTCGCCAGTAACGGCGTTTTTATAAATAACGTTCTTATTATCTATGTGAGTAGTGATTATTATTTGATCGCCAGCAGACATAGTTTTTTCTATCTGTATAATATCACGTGTAGTAACATTAAATAGATATGGGTTTTTAACAGTATCATTAGCTTTAAATTTAATAGTCATACCGTAATCAATTTCGGTAGTATTTTCTGTTGTTCCCATAGATGTAGTATTTTTAGTACCAAACTTGATACCTTTATTTTCTGGTATAACAAGTTTAAATTTAAAAGCTGGTGTCCAGGTAGCCATAGATAAGATAGTAGCAGCCAAAGCGGAAAATCTAGGGTTAGGACATATTAAAGATATAGAAAAGTCTCTTGTAAAACCTTTCTTTTCTGGAATAGATACTTTTTCAACAAGACAAGTTATTTTTCTTTCAATATCTCCTTCATAATAGTAAAGAGTACCTTCACTATTAAGAGGGAACATATCATATAATAATAATCTATTTTCTTGTATATTATCTGTTATAGTACCTTTGATAGTTAAATCTCTTTGACCTATACTTGTACCGTTCCAAGTAGTACCAACACCATACGCAGAACTTACACTATTAACAGTACCAACTGTTTCGTGAAAGCCGTCGCAGATACTAAGAAGAAAAGGCGGTTTATATGTAAAAGTAATCATATCTCCTTTATGATTTTTATATATTAAAGTTCTTTCCATTTAATCACGCCCTTCCATGTCTTAAATTATATTCTTGTAAAGCTTTACGAGTTTGTCTAGCAGTTTCTGCTGGAGATAGTGGCTCTGTTGAGTTTATAGTTAAGTTAAAGTTATTTGTTTCATTATTATTAACGATAGAGTTCTTATTTTCTCTATAATCTTTAGCTTCGTCAGCAGTTAAGACTTGTTCTCCTTTATGTAGTAGTGCTGGCATATCGTCGTAAGGTACATATTCCATACCTACACGAAGTTTTTTAATTAAAGGTATATTAAGACCTTTACCACCAACACCAGGCACCCAGTCTGGAATTTTTAATTTATTAAGACCTTTAATAAATGCGTTCATACCGTCAATTATGAAGTTGATAGGTAACTTAAAGATATTACCTATACCACTAATTATATTACTAAATATATTTTTAACATTTTGCCAAGCAGCTTTCCAATTACCAGTAAATACATTTTTAATAAAGTCTATAATATTCATAAATATATTTTTAGCAACTTGTATTTGTGATGTTATATAACTAATAGCAGTACCAAAGACACTACCAATAATATTAGCTACGTAAGTAAATTGCGCTGATAACATTGGAATAATACTTTGTATAATTACATTTAATATACTTACTAAAGGTGGAAGTATTAAATTAAGTAATTCTGTTAAAGGTTGCAATATTAACATCAATAAATCAATAAAAGGTTGTAATAATTGAAGTATAGGAGATAGTAAAGGCAATAGTGGTTGAATTAAGTTAAGTAATAAAGGTAAGACCATTTGAACTATTTGTAATATAGGTGGTAATAACATATTTATAAGTTCTACAAAGACTGGAAGTAAAGCCTCCACTATTTGCATAATAGGAGGCAGTAAAGTGCTTAATAAATTGATGAATATAGGTAAAATAGTTTCTGTCAAAGTAGCAAACATTGGTAAAGCAGTCTCTATAATAGTCTGCACCGACGGAATAATTGCATTAAATAGTTGAGTAATAACTGGTGTTAATTGATTTACCAAGCCTTCTATTAAAGGCATATTATTCATAATTAAATTCATAATAGATACAATTAAAGGCATTAAAGCATTACCTAAAGGAAGGAGTAACATTTGTACATTGCGTTTTAAACCTTCAAACATACTTCCTATGTCGTCGTATTTTACCTCTTTAATCTTATTCATAGAATCTGCTGTACCGTCGTACATTTCTCTAATTGATCCTAATTGAGTTACAACTTCCGGTCCCAAATCTTCCCACATAGTACCAAACAAATCAACGCCAACGATAGACTGTTGTACTGGATCATCCATTGCTTTAATAGCGTCTATAGTTTGATAGAAAGCTTCTTTAGCGGTATCTCCACCAGCAGCGAATTTTTTAGCCATATCGTCAGCATTTAAACCAAGTTTAGTAAAACCTTCTATAGTTGTATTAGATCCGTCTATTGCTCTTATAGAGAACTCTTTAACGGCGTCGCCGATTTTGTCTAAGTTCCAAGCTCCAGCATCTGCACCACTTTGAAATATATTAAACATATCTTCCGCAGATAAACCTAATTTACCAAACTGTACAGAATATTCATTAATATTGTCGACTAACTCTCCAGAGAAATCAAGACCAGCTTGCGCACCTTGGGCTATTAAGTTATACGCTTCGTCTGCCGATATTCCGAATTGTGTCATTAAAGCTTTCGTTGCTCTTATAGACTCATTTACTTCAACACCAAAAGCGTCTCGTAACGCAAGAGCATTCTCTGTAACCGCTTTTATTTGTGAAGGATTAAACCCGTCTAATTCTTGCGAAGCTAAAGCCATTGAGTTAGCTATATCTTCGAAACTCTCTCCATAATTATTTTTGTATATATCCTCTAAGGCTTTCTGCCACTCTCCAGACTCATTTTTTGCTATACCAGTTTGTACAATAAATGAGTTCATAGCTTGATCTACATCTTTTGAAGTATTTAAAGCTAAACCACCAATAGCAGTAGCAGCGGTAGTCAAGGTACCACCTAAAGCAAGAGCCCCTTTACCAACTTTAGAAAAAAATCCACCTAATTTATAGGCAAAATTTTCTCCCTTTTTAGTAGTGCCGTCTATAGCTTTATTAGCCTTCTCATTATCTATAAAAATAGATCCATATAAACTAAATATATTAGCCAAGTTTAACACCTCCCAAACCGTAATCTTTCATAATGTCTTCTGCACTTCGCATTTTCTTTTTTTGCTTTTGTTCTAGTTGCGGAACAAAAGTTTTTTCGTGCGATAATTTCTTAACAATTTCATTAATTAATTTAGGTAATTCAGTTTCTTTTTTGATACCATTATCTAAACACTCGCCCAATAAAAAAGACGGCTTGTCCTCAAACCAGTCAATACCGCCATAATGCTTATATAATATTCGTAAGATCTCAGCAGTGCCGATACTTACGCTATAGATAAAAAACTCGCAACACCTGGTAATTTACTTATTTCCTTAAATAATGCGATTACATCTTCGTTTTCTGCTCTTTCTAAAGCAAGTTTTAAATCTCCTTCATATTTTTTATTTTTTTCTGTTTTCATTTCTTCTGTATCTTCATCAGTAAATACTGGTTTGGAAGGATAATAACCTCTATAATTAGCTACAAAAGCATAAACTTCTCTTTCGCATTTATAAATTCTAGTAATAATCAAAGTTATAAGAGCAGCTCCTAATTTTTCTCGATCTTCTTTTTCGTCTCCAGTATTAAAATTTAAATTTTGTAAATCATCTTTAATGTCCATTTTATTTATAATTTCACTTAATAATAATAAATATTTTGTTTTCATTTTTTCTTTTCCTTTCCTTTTATTCTCTCTTTTGTTATTGCTCAAATAGAAAACAAAAAGGAGAATAATATTTTTAATTTATTCTCCTACTGTTATAGGGCAAGTTGCACTATCTTTAATTTGATATAGTCTTGAACTATCGTCTATAGTATAGTGAGGTATAATTTCAAGATTATGTTCATTTTCTGCTTTAGGAGCAGCCTTATAAGTAAATGCTCCTTCGTGTAAGCCATAATTAAATGTAAGGATCTTGTAAGTCTTATCTAGCATTTGTGTAATTACATCAATAGTATCAATATATTTACTTTTTGCGATAGGACCGAAATCTCCTTGTTTAATTACTTTTTCTGTATCAAGTGTAGCATTAGGTAAACCTTTTAATAATACATCTTGACTACAACATAATGACACAACCTTAATAGTAGCGTCTTCGCCGTCGATAACTTGCATACCAGCAGTTTTACCACGCTTACCGTCAAACTCTATGTCTCTTATTTCTGGTGTAATAGTCATTTCAACACCACCACGAGTAGGTCCAAGTATTAACTCGTTATCTTTTCCTAAGTTTAATACAACGATACCTTCGTCAATTTGAATTTTTTTAGTGTCATTTTCAGTAAATACTTTTAACATTAGTTTTCCCTCCTTTAAAATAATCTAATACTAAATGTTATCTGTTTTTTTATTAAGGCATATTCTGGATCAGATATTGGTCTTTGTTCTTCAAAGTATATAACGGCTCTTTCTTCTGAGAAGATTTTACCGTCAAGAAGTTTGATAAGTTCTTGTAACTTCTTTTCTAATTCAATACCAGTATTAGGCTCTGTAGTCCATATAAATATGTCGAAGTATACTAATTCGCCATAACGTAAGCAAGTTTTAATAGGATCAGTAATTACACCATAAGGGAAGTCAGCTTTTTTCGAAGCTTCTTCATAATATAGTGGAATTATTTTTTGTTCATTAACAAACTTTTGTAATGCAATAAAGAAATTATACATCTTCGATCTCCTCACTTTCTTTAATCTTTCCTCCAGCTGCTTCAATAGTTTTATTAAGTTCTGCTAAGTATTCAGCTTGTGCCTCTCTGATAGCGTCTATATTATTAAAGACACTATTACGTAAGATACTTTGTCCTCTAAGTCCTGGGTGGCTAACTGATTTACCATAGTTAATATTACCGTCGCTTAGAGTATTAGCTTTTTTAATACTAATAGTATGTGATTTAACACCGAACTCAGCCCAAGCAGGGTTAGCGTGTGATACTTGTTTACCTTTCTTTTTTGCTTGCGCTTTAGAATAGTAACCAATTTGTAACTCTGGTTGTCCAGTATCACGATTTATTTTAGCCCAATAACCAACTTGTTTAGATAATCGGCCTGTACGTTTTTGAGTTTCAGCTTTAATAGCTTTACCAGCTACTTTAGCAGAAGCACGAAGGGCAGACTTTGAAAGCTTAACCATAGTGTTTTTAACTTCTTTTGATGTGTCTATAAATTCTATTTTATTGTTGCTCACGATTATTATTAAGCCCCGTTAATACAATTTCTGTTATCTCACTATTTACCTCGTAAGAACGTAGTATTTTGTATGCAACACCTTTGTATTTAACTTTTGTGTGCTTATCTTCGTCAAATTCTATGGTCCTTATTTCAAAACTTTTTTCTGGTTTAAAGCCAGCAGCTTGCGCCTGGTAAAATTCACTTCTTTTAACTGATATTTTATTAGCATATACTTTATTTTCTTTATAAGAGTAGTGAGGACGATTTAACTCGTCCAAACTCTCAACTTCTTCTAAAAGATATAAGACATCACTCCACATCTTTTACCACCTCGTTTACATAGTCGCTCGTTAGTGATAATTCTGTTCGTAGAGTCTCATAAGAATTACGATATTTTTCATAATTTTTATTATCTAACCCAAACTCAGCTTTTAAGTAAAGAAGTATAGCCGTTTCTATTAGACTATCTTCTTCACTTTCAGCTTTTGTAGAAGTGATACCGTTTCTTATTAAGTCTTGTCTACAAGCTTTAATAAGAGTAGTAATTTCAGTATTTATAACTTCGTCGTCTTCAATAGTTATTCTAAGAAAACCACGTGCTTTTTTCATTAGCTCGTCGCTAATAGATTTATTATTTGCCATAATATCACTCCTTATTTTTAATTTATTTATTTTTTTTTGATTTATCTTCTGTTTTGTGAGAAGTATCATCGTTGTTATTTTCTAATTGTAATTTTAACTTGTCATATTCTGCAGTTAAATTTTCAAGATCTTTCTTTAAAGTATCATTTTCTGTTTTTAGTGCGTCTTTTTCAGAAATAATACTAGCTATATCTGTATCGTCTTCGTGTGATACATATTTAACTAAATGATAAGAAGAAGAAAAAAGCTCTAAAGCTCTTTCTTCGCTTACATTTAATTCTTGTCCAGCTTTATATTTTTCGTCAGTATGAACATCAGTAAAATTAATAGCTGCAACTAATTTGTAAGTTCTCATTAACCTTTTACCTCAGTATTACTAGACGCACTATCAGCAGTTATTTCAAGAATAGCAAAAGCTTTACTGTCCATAACATGACCGTCTCCAAATGCTAAAGCTCTATGAACGATCATACCTTGACTAAATTTTTCGTGCTCAGAGCTTGCAACTTGTGGAGCCATATTATAGTTATACCAATATCTTTTACCATAACCGAACAATATTTTATTCTTAGGTGCTTCATCAGATATAATAACTGGTTTCTTTAATAACATTTCTGTACTTTCGTTATAAATAGGGTGTCCGTCTGTTCCAACCATACCTTCTATTAAATCGTGGAAAGTTTCAGTATTAACAACATAACTAGCACGTTTACCATAAGCTCTACGAATTTTACCTTTAATACTTGATAAAGCTTTATGTCCGAATTCAGAAAGTTTAACTGATACTTTTTGTGCTTCTGGTAACTCTGCAACGAATAAACCTTCTGCTTCATTTGTTCCTGTTCCAGTCATAACTTCTGACTCTAATTCTATAGCTAAAGCAAGTGCTAATTCAGAAACAACAATTTCTTTAAATGCGTCTAAACTTTCAGTATCTAAACCAACACCTAATTCAATTTTTGCACTAGTTCTATAAGAACCAAATGTTACATCTCCAGTAACTCCTCCGTTGGCAGTAATTGCGTCGCCGTCTTTATCTTTATTAGCTCCAATAGCTGATAAATTACCAACACGTAAAGTTCCTCTAACATTTTTTAAATTAATGAAATTAATTACATCTGATACTTCACGCATTTCTGTAATAATTTCGTTGTCTAATTCTTCTGGTACTACCGCTTGACCGTTTGTTAGAGTAACACCTCTTGTTTCTCTACCTCCAGTAATCATGTACTTTAAGAATGATCTAACTTCTTTAGACATTTTTGTTTTTCTTTCTTCTGTATTCATTTCTTTTCCTCCTTCTTCCTCATCGTCATCAAGACCAGGGGCTTTTTCTACATTATCTGGTTCTAATTCGCCAGTTTCTAATTTTTGAGCAATTTCAGCTCTTTTTTCTAGTGTTCTTTGTTCTTTATCTAAGTTGTCTAATTCACTGTTAATTTCTTCTAAATTAACGTCCTTTGATGTATCTTCTAAAAGTGTTCTAATTTCTGCTTTTCTAGCTTTAATTTCGTTTAATCTTTTTTCGTTCATTTTCTTTTCCTCCTTATCGAACTAATTTAGATTTTTGTTTTTGCTATACATATTTCTCTAAGTCTGGCTTGCTCCAAAGCTCTTTTTTCTTTTTCGTACTCCACCTCAAAGAAAGACCTAGCCGAAATACTTGTTTGATCGTAGGCTGGAATATCAACCACCGATACATCGTATAGCTTTTTAATTCGAGTTATTGTTCTTGTATGTGTAGCTGGATCGTATTCGTCGTCTGCTACAACAAAAGCAAAACTCATTTTATCTATGTAGCCACCTCTAATTTCCTCTAAGAGATTTCTACCATATTCAGTACCCCCAAGAAATGCGTCCATTTCCATACAGACATCATTTAATGATAATTTTAATGTGTTATTTCTAATTCTTGCTGCAACACGTCCACCATGATTATAATTAAAAATAACATCAGACATATCACAATTATCAAACGCATGGCGGTCTATTTGTTCATAGAACTTTACTCCCTCAAATTCATAAAGACAAGTGAGGGTGTTAAAAACTACTGGGACACCATGCACATAATCTTGTCTTTCGCTTCCGTCTTCGCTTCTTTGTTCTTTTAATTTAAAATCAGAGAAGACTCTAATTTCACGTCCAGTTTTATTTACTAGACTTTGATTGTTCTTTTTTGTCATTTAAAATTGCCTCCTTTCCATTAGGTAAAATAAATTTAGTATCTGGTTCTTTTTCTTTCATTTTTCTTAATAATTCAAAACTAATAAAATTATTTAACTTTGTAATTTTAATTTTTTTACTTTCTGTATTATTTGTCTCCACTTTCAACACCTCCTTCTTGTTCTAACTCCTCATTGTTCTTTGCTGGTTCTTCTTTTGGTGGTGGAGCAGTGTCTTTGTCTTTTGACTGATAAGAGTCTGCTATATTAGAATTTATATAATTTAATGACTGTAATACTTTTTGACCTTCGCCATTAGGTAAAGGCGCTAAATTAAACATCTCTCTAACGTCGTCTATCATTAAGACCGCAATAGGAGCTAATTCTTTTACAACATTAACTTTAGTAGCGTTAGACGCATATTGTAATCTGTTTGCTTCAAAAGTAATTTCGTTACCGAAGTTACGTTCATTATCTGTAAATAAAGCATTAGTAAAACATTGCGACATTTGTATAGCTATTGGTTCAATAGCACCTTCATAAAAAGCGTTCCACTGTTCCTCAGTAAATTTATTTTGCACAATATTTTCATTTACACCGAAATAATCATATATAGCATTTTTTGTATAACTTAGTTGTTCGGAAGAAATTGGTGTTGATTTTTCATTTATAGGTGTATAGTCCATTTTTGTATCTGTAACAATAACACCACTTCCGTTAGAGGACATTTTGAAGTTATTTTCTACAAATTTATCTCTTACTTTTGCTAAATCGTCGTCTTTAGACGCTACTTTAGCTGATAAGATACCTCTAATACTATTAATCAATTTAGCCGAATTAGAAACACCTTGATTTATTGCTATTGCAGTATCAAGAGCAGGACGTAACGCATGATTTTTACTTCCGAATATATCATTGTCAAAAAACTGTCCTCTCATGTGAATAATATTGTCATACGCAACAACCTTTATCTTTCCAGTTTTAAAAACAAATTTTAAATATAATTGTCCGTTTTTCTCTAATAATTCTATTTGATTAGACATTAAAGGAAAGAACGAAACTATCTCGCCAGAAGTAGAGAATTCAGGGTAAATAAAAGCATTATTAGTTAATTTAAAATTAGCAGCTATTTTATAATAAAAACTGTAAGCTTCCATTAAAGAATTAGGTTGATAATTTAATAATCTTTCTATTTTAGATTTACCAGCTTTACCAATACGAGTATGTTTTGCTTTTAATTTAGCAAAGTTTCTACAATATGCGTCAACGGCACTACGTACAATGTCCATGTCCCAAGCGTTACCCGTATTAACTTGATAAGTTGAATTAAAGGTATTTAATAGACTATACATATTAAAACTTGTTGCTGCACTATTGTTATTATTCGGTTGTTCTTTGTTTCCACCGAATATAGTTTTAAATAAGCCTCTATGTTTCATTTGATCACCCCACACTATACATAAAATCTTCATAATACTTAACGTATAAAACCCAAGCATTAAGTAAAGATACGGCTCCGTCAATTCTTCGACGTTCGTTTATTTTTACTGGTTGTATATTATTCAAACCACTTTTTTTAACCGCAGTATTAGTTAAACACCACTTTAAAATAGGGTTGTTATTATAATTAACCTTTTTATCTGCAAAAGCTGCGCCCATTTCACGCATTGGTTGACTCCAAGTATATGGTCCCTGTGCTACGGCTTCCATTTGAAAACCGTTTGACTTCATTTCGTCAACCCAGTAACCAGCTAGAGCTCTATCATAACCAACGTATATAGGATCAATTTTAAATTCTTGTTGCATTTGTACAAACCAGTCTGTTACTTGCGAATAGTCAACACGATTTCCTTCACATACAGTAAGTAAACCTTTATCACGCCATATTTTGTATGGTGCTTCTTGCGTGTTCTTTTCGTCTAATCTATCAAGCTTTACTTGCGGTAAAAAGTAGTGTTGTATAACATATACTTTCTCGTCGTTAGGCTTTCTGATAAGTAGTGTAGAACAAGTTAAGTCAGTAGTAGCTGATAAATCACAACCACCGATAGCGTAAGTATTCTCAATATCTTCCATATTAAAAGTCTCTGTGTTGTTAATTTCCTCAAAGCTTAACCAAGCGTTGCTATCGTTTTCACGAATATTAAAATCTTTACACAATAAACCTGATAATTTTTTAGGATCATTTTTAGCACGTTCAACTTCAATAGATAGATTATGATAACTTTTAATTGTTCCTAGTCCTGGGTTAGCTTTTAACCAACACGTTGGATCTGTCCACTCGTTACGATTATCTAGTTCATAAAGAATAGGTAAAAAGTGATCGTCTTTTATTTCTTCGTCTGCTACTTTACAAGCATAATCGTAAGTATCGTCATAGATACACTCTCTAACTGTTCCAGCAGTAGTTATCATAACTAATAACGGCTGGCGTCGAGCAGTCATAGACTGTTTCATAACTTCGTATAAATTTCTATCTTTGATAGCGTGTAATTCGTCTATAATAACGCCGTGGCTATTTAAACCGTCAAGCGTATTAGAGTCTGACGCTAAAGCTTCAAAGATAGAAGATGTAGCATTGAAGTAAAGATCATTTCTTCTTTTCTTCAAAACAGATCGTAATTCTGGACTTTGTTTAACCATATTACAAGCTTCGGTTAAAACCTTTTTTGCTTGTTCTTTCTTTGTTGCTACTGAGTATACTTCGGCTGCACCTTCATAGTCAGCCATTAACATATACAACGCGATAGGAGATAAAAGAGTTGTTTTACCATTTTTACGTCCTACCAAAAACATTGTTTCGTTAAATCTTCTGTACCCAGTTTCTTTATCTAAAAAACCAAATAAAGCTTGTACATAAGCTTTCTGGAACAATTCCAGTTTTAGGTCTGCGCCTAATTCTCCCTGGGACTGTTTGCAAAAAGTTTCTGTAAACTCTATAGGTCTATTAGCTATTTTTTCGTCAAAATAAAAAGGACAATTAGGATCGTCCATTTCTTTTACTAATCGAGCATAAACCTTTTTGACTCTGCGGCTAGTTATTATTTCGCCAGACTGTATTTTTTCGTTATACTCTCTGATGTAATTCATTATTTACCTTTAGGCTTAGTAACGAAATTCATTAAAGCGTTACCTTCCTTTGTTGCTGGTAAACCTTCTGGCAATAACTCACATAATTGTTTTATGATCGACGTATAATTTTTAATCATAGTGTTGTACACACTGGCTTCTGTACTGGTTTTTGTTCCGTACTGATTTTCTCCGTTTTGGTATGTTTCTGATACACCATTTACACTGATGTAATTTTCTAATTTAGTCAACTCTACGGACATAAAAGCAGCACTTTCGATAAGCTTTTGTACCAAATTCTTTTTATCTTTTGGTATGTTTTTGAATATTTTTTTAAGTTTTTTAAGCTCTGTCGAAAAGTCGGGAACTTCTTTTAATTCTTTAGAATTAAGATTTTCATTTTCCATTTTTCCACCACCTTTGACTACACCCCCCTCACACGACCGAAGCGGTCCGAAAAAGGACTCAAGCGCGGTTCACTGTGAAGCATATCTTTTTTAAGAAAGGGGGGAGTCTTTTATTTCTATCAGTGCAGCGTTAATCGGATTAACAAAGACTGACGCTCCTTCCTTTGTACTCAGAAAGACTGGTCCTTCGTCTAGTGCTTTAGCGAGCTCCTCTTTAGTACCACTAAAGACTATGTCATAAGTCATAATGAGATAGTTAGTATAGACGGTTAATATCATAATCAACGCTCCTTTCTATTAGATTACCTTCGTCGTCGAACATAAGACTCTTATCTGTTGGCAGCTCTGACTCATGCTCTATAGCATGGCATACTCTACACAATAGCTCTAGGTTGTCCTCTCCCAGTGTAATAGCTGGGTTATGAATATTATAAGGAGTTAGATATATTTTATGGTGTACTATTTCGCCAGGTCCATACTCGCCGTGGCAATGTTCACATATTCCGTGTTGCTTATTGTATATATAAGCTCTAGTCTTGCGCCATGCAGTAGAACGATAGAACTCTTTAGCAAAGTCTTTAGCCATAATACCACCTCAAATAAGCATTAAAAAAACACGCCTATAAAACAGACGTGTTTCTCAATTCCTAATAATTTCATTGTACCAATTATATTATATAAAAATTGCTATGTCAATTGCGGGGTTATTGCGTGGGTTATTGCATTTTGTCAATAGTTAAGTTCTTTAATAACATCATTAGGGAATAGATAAACCTTTATTTCATTGATTAAACGCTTGTTATTTCTCCATATTGTAGTAGTATCTTTTTCGAAATAATCAGCTATATCTTGCTGCGTTTTATTTTCAAAGTATTTTAATTTAATTATGTCGATATATTTATCGGACTTAAATTTCTTTAATATTCTGTCTATGCGGTTAATAATTAACTGTGTCTTTTTGATGTCAGATATTAAGCCATTTATTATATCTTCTTCGATAGTATCATAATCGCTATGACTTCCTTCTGGTATTTTAAATATGCTCTTTGATTTTCCACGTAGTCCAGTTGTTTTAATTTCCTCGATTTCTTCTTCACGGTCTTCAACTGATTTTTTCAAGTCGTTATATTTGTATAAAAGAGACTCCGTATTTTGATAAGTAGTAGCTCCTTTACGTAGTAGATTTCTCTTTGATAATTCTTCGACGATAAAACTTGTTATTTCTTTGAAGTCTATTTGTGATTTTTCTCCGTTGGCTGTTTCTGTAATTCCAGCCATAAATTAGATCCTTCCTTTCTTACTTTTTATTTTTTTCTATTGCTTCGGCAATTCTATATAAACCAGCACATACAATTAGTGCTCCTATGAGTATACTAAGCCACATTGATTATACCTCCTTCTTGTTACTTTCAATGATAAAATCTAAAAATGTATATTTTCCTTTTTCTTCGTGATAACGCCAAGCAATTTTATTGGCTTCGTTTCTTTGATAACCAATACTCATTAAAAGTTTAACAAAACGCTTTCGTGAAATTTTCATTTTTTCAAAGTCGGGCATTTTTTCCTTAATGCTTTCCCAAGTATCAATAAATGTATGACAAAGTGTAGCTGATATATTTTTTATAGCTTCTGCAACTGGCATAAATGCTTTTATAAAAGCGTCTGATAATTCTTTTATTGCTTGTTCTGCTTTTTCTGTATCAATTTCCACGAGACATTACCTCCAAATCAAATATACTTAATTGTTTTTCGTTTTTTCGAGGGAGTGGAGAACAATTTTCTTGTGGTCCTTTTTCGATACATTTAGGACAAAGGCATTTACCATTATAACCTTTTAAAATATCAAATTTACCACATAAATCGCATTTATCTTTAAATTTTTTCTCCGTCATTTTCTTCGTTAACTTCTAACTGTTCTAATTCCATATATTTACAAAAGCACTCCTCAGAACAAAAGCAATTTTCTTCTTCTGTATCAAAGAAATTAACTTGTAAACAATTATCTAAACATTTGTAATATGTATCTTCAATAACGGCTCCACAATTAGAGCAATTCATTTTTTTATTTTCCATAAATATTGATGTTCCTTTCTTCAAAATATTGTTTTATTAAATCTTCGTGAGTAGTATATAAAACTTCGTTTTCGTTTTGATATTCAACTATAACACTACCACCGTAAGCGTTATATACTTCGAAAGTTCTTATTCCCTTAGTAATTAAATTAGGCCCTTTAGATTTTGCTTTAGATCTTGTTACTAAAGTTGTACCGTCCCAGAATAATTTACTTCTAATAAAAGCTCCGAAGTCTTGTCTCCATTGTTTTTGATTAAAATTAACTGTAAGTGGTGTAACTTTCCACTTGCTATTATAAGCTTTACCCATTTTGTACCTCCTTTACTTTAATACATTTAGATAATATTTCTTTAAATTTTATACGATCATTTCTATAGACTTTATGGCCACAATGTGAACAAATCTGCACATCTGGACCATAAGCTGGAAAATATAAAGTATGACTACAATTACATTTAACTCTAATTTCAGATAACGCATTAGCATATTTCTGCATTTCTTTTAAGTTCACAACTAGCACCACCTTTTTAATTAACTATTTTTAATTATTTCTTTTAAAGACTTATTTTGTTGTCTTAATCTTTTATTGTCTTTTTTTAGACGTTTCATTTCTGCTGGTTCTCCCAGCTTTTCGATAAATAG